ATTCCTATTGATGATATGACCAACTATTTGGACATCTATATCTTTTCTAATGATGGTATACATATTATATATATTGTGAGCAAAAAAAAAGTGAAATTATAACAGTCAATTAGTACATATTAGTATATAATATTATAAAATGTTAAAGATATCATTTATATTATTATTAGCCTTATATATTCCACATAGTTATTGTGATGTTTATAATCATAGAGGTTGTGAATATAATATATTATTATCAAGATACCAGTGTAAATATACAGAAAAAATAGATAGATATGAGAAGATTAATTATAATTTTAGAGATAATAATGTTTATATATATACTGTAGGAGAAGGAAGACATAATCTTATTATAAAAAAAAATGATACTATTGCTAGTTTATGTTACAACAAAACAACTTGTGCTGTAACATTTAATACTGTTGAAAAGATACGACATAATTTTATGTACAGTATAGAAAATATGTCTAATGATACACTTATTATATATCATGAATATAATAGTTACTTATCAGATAATATTACTATTATAGGTATTATAGCAGTAATATTTATTGTTGGTGGTGTACCATTTTTAGTATTAATATTTTTAATATTTCTTGGTATTGGAGTATGTATAGTATTAGCTCTTCATCATAAAAATCAATATTGCACGAAAAGGACCGATATAGATATTGATGAAACACAATAAGGCAATATATCATGTTTTTTTATAAAAAATTGATTTTTTTTTGTTTTGTGTACATATTTACATATATTATGTATATGGCTACTCGTATATTTTCAGATATCATAAAAAGAAGTAATAGATCAATATTAAAGAAAATAACAATTAATGATATGATTAAAAGTCAGAATATAAATCATTACAATAGATCAAAACTTGTACATTATGACATTAAAAATAGATTATGCCACCAAATATTATGTTTAGAAAACATGCCTTTTGGTTTAGGACAGTTACATCATATACAAAAAATAGCAGATTGGTACATTAAATCATACAAGGAATTAGAAGAGTATGAAAATAATAATACTTTTAATAATAATGAGAGGCATAATACATTATTGCAGGCGATCCTTGATCGTCATTCAACAACTTTTTCAAATATGAGTAAAGGGATATTTGAGTGGAAAAAGGCTCTAGATAAAAGATATGGTAATACAAAAAATTTTTTTGATTCAACAGACACAAATATAATAATAAATAAAATAGATGATGCATTGGATATATTTTATAAGAATAGAACATCAATAAGAATAATAATAAATCATCACTTGAATATGCATAATAATGATAATAATAATGGTAATGTTGGATCGGTTAATCTATCAGTAAATCCTATAGAATGTATGGCAGATGGGTGGGAAGAAGCTAAAATAATAAGCGAACGAGAATATGGTATATGTCCACAGATATATATTAATAGTAAGGATGAGAATCTTTACAATAAATTTATTAAAAAGTATGAATATCTATCTATACCTTATATATCAATACATATGAAAAATATATATTTTGAAATATTTAAGAATTCTATTAGAGGATTAATTGATAGATATGGAGATGAAGCAGAGAATCCTGAAAATGGTATAAATGTATATTTTAGTGATAAAAAAGCACATAATTTTGATATTAAGATAAATGATAATGGTATAGGAATAAATAGATTATGTATGGATAAGATTTGGAGTTATTTTTATACTACTGCACCAAATAATATAATTTGTGAGGAATCTATGGATCACATAGATTTTTCAGGTATAGGACCTATGGCTGGTTTAGGATACGGATTACCAATAACACGACTTATGATAAGATATTTTGGTGGAGATATTAGAATTAATTCAATAGAGAATGTAGGAACTGATACATATTTACACTTCTAAAAAATTGATTTTTTTATAGAAAGTAAAGTTAGATTTATTATTATTGTATTATAATAAAGATGGATAGTATATATTGTCCTATTAGTTTGCAAATATATTATGATCCTGTTATAGCATCAGATGGATTTACATATGAGAGAGACCTTATAACTGCTTGGTATGATAAGGAAAAAGCAAGTCCGATAACAAGAGAACCTATTACAAATATATTTTATAAGAATATGGCTATGAAAACTATAGTTGATCAATATTTACAAAATGATGAGTCATTAGCGGATGAGCAATATGAGCCTAATATTTTTGACATACAGCAGAAAAGTATAATTGAACATATTAAAGAGGATAATTTTATCAGTATATTAGGTTATGATAGTGTGTCTATAGTAGATCTTATGGAAAATAAAGTTTTCAAATATTTGCTAGAAAGGTGTAAGGATGATAATGTACTGAAATGGCTGATTGATAATGCAATAGATTTAGAATGTTCAGATAGTAATGGATTTAAGCCTATACATTTGATATGTGGTTTCTCGAGGCCCAAAATAATAAAATATATTATTGATAAGGGAGTTGATTTAGAATGTGAAACTAATTATGGATGGACCCCACTGCATATAATATGTAGATACTCAACATCAAATATGATGAGATATATTATTGATAAAGAGGTTAATCTTGAATGTACTACTATTCATGGATTGAAACCTATCCATTTTATATCTAGATATGCTACACCTGACTTGATAAAATATGTTATTAATAAAGGAGTTGACCTTGAATGTTCAACATGTTTAAAATGGAAACCTATACATATTTTGTGCAGATACTCAACACCTGATATAATAAAGTATGTTATTGAGAAAGGAGTTAATATTGACTGTGCTACAAGTTATGGTTTCAAACCTATACATATTTTATGTGGATGTTCAACATTTGAGATGATAAAATATGTTACAGATAAAGGATATAAGGATACATCAGTAAAATATTATCCATTATTGAAACAAAATATAAATTTATCTGTATGGGATAAAGTAAAGATCATAATGAGCAATTATTGGATGTTATGTTAAATTATTTTATTTACAAATTTTTGATAAGGTTATTTTGTCTTTTTTGTATATTTCGTAAATATACCGCTATACCAGTATATCCTTTATTATATGCATATGAATAAGCTGTTGAACCAAATGCATTCATTACATTAATATCAATATCTTCTCTATCTAGGAGTATTTCCACTATATCAATACAATCCTTTAATATAGCTAGTATTAGTGGTGTACAACCAGAAATATTATGTATATTTACATCAATATTATTATTAGATAAGAGAAGCTTAACAATATCAGTATGTTTATTTCCAATAGCATATGTTAATGCCGTTTCACCTATCATATTTTGTGCATTAATATAAACATCTCCTCTATCTAATAATAATTTAACTATATCAATATATCCTTTTTGAGAAGCTAATATTAATGGAGTGTTTTTATATTTATCAAGTAAATTTACATTAATATTTTTCTTAGTTAGTAAAACCCCAACAATATTAATCAAATCACATGATATTGCTTCTGATAGGATTGTTTTATTTTCCTCATAGTATGCATTAATATTTTCATCATCAAATAATCTTTTAGCAAGGCTAAGTACATATGGTTCATCTATTTCGGATTTACCGAGTGCATCAGTTATATATTGGAAAATCGTTTTATCTTGAAAAACTTTAGACATTTTTAGTTATACATAATGAATAATATGATACAATTAACATAATTATTTTCAATTTTTGTTATATCATCTACACTACATCATCTATACTATTAATTCCATTAATGCCATCTACACCATTAATTGGGTCGATGAATAACATATTTTTTGACAATACTTTACCTTTATTTGGATTTAGTACTTTTCTTCCATAATTTTCTCTAATATCAGATATTTCTTCAATTATTTGATATTGTTTTTTAAGATCTGGTACAGTGAGAATTGATTCGCAAGCATATATTATTATAGGATGTTTCATATGTTTTTCTATAAGTTGTCCTTTGGGATCTTTAAACCATTTATCAGTATGTTTTGTTATGTACATGTTTCTAGCAGGATCAGTACAATGGAATGGTCTTTTTTCAGGATCTATATCACTCACACATCTATTTATTAGATATTCTATGGCACCATTTACAACACCTGAACTATCTATAATTTCTTTTTCATAATCTGTAAGAGGGGTGCTGGCGATATCCTCTATATTTGGCACATTATTGTATTGTTGTAGAATGCCCCCTATATTGCTGGTATGGTTGATATTGATAGTATTGTTTTTAATATTGTTTTCAGAATTTATGACTATATGAGGTCTTTTATTATATTCGGTTATTAATTTTACATATTCTTTATTTATCTTTGCATATTCTTTATTTATCATTTTGACTTCTTCTAATTCTTTTATAATTTTTTCTAATCGTTCTTCATGTTGATCATTGATACCTTTGATTGTGTTATGTATCTCTTTAGATTTGCATGATACTGTATGTCTATCAATGCTTCTATGGTCAAAGTATTTATCACAATATTTGCATTTTTTCTTAGGATGTACAATATGTTCCTGTTTATTAGTATTTCTGGCATGTTTTTGTGTCTTTGTGTGTTTTGCGAAATGATACTTATTAGTGGTTTTATATTTACATGGAACACAATTATACATGGACAGTATATATCATATATATATTTATAATTTATCTAAAAATTTCCAAATATATATCCAATTAACCATTATATATACTTTTCTAACCGAAAACATTTTTGTGTAATATTATTATACTAAATTTTTATCAAAATCAGCACAAAATCATATCTATATATACTTTTTAGCTGACCCCAATCGTTTCGCAGTTTCTGCGAAAAATTCGCGCATTCTGCGAAAAAAATGTTGTCCGATGTATGTACTTTGATTTTCCCAAAAACTGCTCTAAATAGTAGGTATATACTCATTACACTTTTCAAAAAAAGTGTAATTTTTTTTTTCGACAAATCGACAATTTCCTTGTAATGAAAACTACCCTTTCCAAACCCTAAAAGTACATATACCTAACAAGTCATCATAATTAGGCCCCATATACACTTTTGTTAAAAATATTGACATGATTTTGCATGAATTTTGCACGGCCAAAAAATATCATTTATGATGTATACATACTTTTGTCCAAATTTATTGGCATATAATTTTGCCCAAAAAAATATAATTTTTTTTTCTCAAAACATAGACACACCCATGTCAAAAAGTTGGAAAAAAAAATTACACTTTTTTTAAAAAGTGTAATTTTTTCATTTGTTATGAAAG